CTTATGATACATGAAAGGTAAAACTAATTCACCGCCTTCATTATTTGTTGGATTGAGAAAAATGTGTGGTTTTTGAGAAGCACCAATTAAATCAATATTGAAAAAATTGCGCTCTACAGTCACTTGATCTCCCGCAACATATGGATTGTAAGAAGCCATTGCTCTTCCATAATGAAATTGCGTTCCCGAAATAACAGCCTTCATATGCAACTTGCATCTCAAAAGCTCATAATTTTTGATTTTATCTCTAACTATGGCATTCTCGCAAAATGCAGCCCAAGGATTAAACTTATAGAACAAAGACTGTCCTACAGCCCAAACTTGAGCAGACTGTCGAATCGGACGTGATAAAAAGTTACCAAGATCAGAGTCAGGGTTGTAACCTAAATCCATTGTAGAATCATAAGTTCCCTGTAACTCTGTTGTATATCCAGCATCCTGTTCGGTAAATGAAGTAATTTGCTCAGTAGAACTGGGCATAGCTTCACCTTCCGAAACTCCAGGCTCCCCAGATTGGGAAACCAAAATTTGAGACTTTGAGAGAGTCTCCAACTCATTAATATAAAAGTATAAAGAATTAGTAATGCAATTTATTTAATAATACATATGAAGCATCAATCAATATGTAACAGTGCTATTTTATAGAATATGTACCAATGTCAGCCTGTCCACTCGCTCAATTTCACTAAGGTAATTCAGAACCTAAAGAAAGTGCGTATATCTAAACATTGACCCAAATTTGATTTTTGTATGTACATCCAGCGGATTGGGAACGCCGGGATCGCAATATTTAACGTCTGCTGTGATCAGTGAAGACGGAGCCACCACTCTATTGAGTGGTAACATCAGCGGAGGAGTCCAAGCCGAACTTCTCCTTATACCATTGCATGCGTTCCTCATAGGACATGATGGGTCCAACATACGTTGAAAGACCAGCACGCTTGGCGACTTCTCGCAATTGCTCAACACGTTTATCATACACCTCTTTTCCATTCTCGAAATACTTCAAAGCTACATTCTGAATGGCTTCAGCACTCGATTGTTCTTTCGATAGAACTTCAGATTTGAGATGTGTGTGTAACATCTTTGCAATCGACGAATCTTCCACAGGGGATCTGTACAATCCCAATTCCTCATCGTATACTGCAAAATGTTTCAAGAATGAAGCATCTTTTAAATTAACGAAAGGAACGGATTCAGCATCCTTTTCAGCCATAGTGTAAGTAATTCCAACTTCGGAAAACTCAGCAGCAATAGCTGTGTGGTTGTAATCATCATATCCCTTCTTGACGGTCATGATATTATCATCACCATATGTCATTAAGGACACAATGTCGGAATATAGAGGAACCTTCCACCAACGCTTCTTGCGAGCAATAGCGTAGTAAGTGTACCTCATGTAAAGAGAATTAACCAAACTATTGATAATAACAGTTAACGGATGTCCAGATGGGTTTGATCCCATAAATTGAACAAGAGTACCGAAATAATCATAAGTTGGGTAAGAAATCTCAGTGGCAATACCACGCATGATAGTTAAATCATCAGCGTCATAATTACCAGATTTCTCAGCCAATCTAATAAGAAGTTTGAAAGCCATTAACATAAATTGTGGGCTCATTCTTCCATCAAACTTGGCATAATCTCCAGCAATGGCTCTATCCCAGCCATGCTTTCCAATGTGATTGTACAATTCAGTCCAT